TACGTTATTACAAAGCGATTGTTAATAACTTAAAAAAAGACTTAGGAATAGAATAAAAAAATTCTAATAAATTAGTCAAATGAAGAAGTTTGATTATGTAAGTTTAGAACACAAAACTATACTAAGAGAATATTTAAACTTCGTACTTCAATTAATAGAAGACTTATCAAGCGATATTAGATTTCAAAACTACAAAGACGTACTAGATATTGTAATTGAATATCACAACAATTATCGTAAAGGAACTACGAAAGGTAACTTCTACGACTTTATGATGATACTGCCTTTGCAAGTATCTGTTATGACAAATGGGTATTTAGCAGGACTAGAAACAAAAAGAAATAGAGGTAAACTACGAGGGTATCAATACTTGATAAACGAAAAGACACAAAGACTAATAGAGAAAATAGAATATATACAGATACAAAGTGAATAAGATTTATAAAATAATTGCAGGTCTAAGAAAGAAGTTTTACGAAATGTCTTTTGGTATATGTAAAGACAAGAACGAAATAGACAACGCAGTTCAGGAACTTATGCTTTATTTTTTACAAATGAATAAACAGACTTTAAAAGATATATACCAGAAAGACGGAAAAAAAGGTCTTATTAAATATGGTGCAGTTGTATTACGTAGGTCTTTAACAAGTGTGCGAAGCCCTTTTTATTATAAATACAATAAATACTATACAAGAATAAACAGTCTTTATAGTTCTAACTCAACAATAGATAACAAGTCAATACAAAAATACAAACTAGAAAACATACCGCAAGAAACAGTAAAACAAAACTATAAGAAATTGGAACTAATAGACAAAGAACTTGATAAAATGTATTGGTACGATAGGGAATTATTTAAACTGTATTATCAAGGCAACACTTTAGATAGTCTAGCAGAAAAGACAGGTATAAGTCGCAATAGTGTATTTACTACAATAGACAAAGTACGTAAAGAATTAAAAAAGATATTGAATGAATAGATTTTTTGTAGATAATAAAACATATAAAGAACGACTTAAAATCTGTAAGTCTTGCGAACACTATTTTAAACTGACAGGAAATTGTAAAGTATGCGGTTGTTTTATGCGAGTGAAGGCAAGTATATCAGTTATGGAATGTCCTAAGCATTTTTGGTTAAAGACAGAACAAACAGAATCACCAAAAGAAATACCTAAACATTTAAAAAAAGAACTTAAAGAAATATACCCTAAAATACAAAACGGAAAAGCAGACAGTATTGAAACGAAAACGAAAGTAATAGAACTATACAATACTTTATACAACACAAATTATAGAACTACTACAAATTGTTCAAGTTGTTTAAATACAGTATTTAAAGGTTTAACACAATTATACGAAAAACTATGACTTCATATTTATCATTTATTAAAAGAGCAAACATAGACCCCAACGAAAGGTGGTTTATTAAATTAGATAACAAAGGATTAATACGAGAGGTAAAACAAGTCTTTGACCCTGAAGACTACAAAACTAAAAAAGATAGAAGGGAGTTATTAAATAAAGAAGAACTAATAGAAAAGCTAGAAAATGATTTACAAATGCGACAAATGTCAAAAGACCAAACAGATTGTAAAAGCAACACTTAAAGAAGTAGAAGGTAAGATAGTTACAATAGAGGCGTTGTGTTGTAATGAATATATGAAAGTACAAGTACCTAAAGGTCAGGGTATGCCTACAATAATTAGAAACGAATCTACTTGGGAGGACGATATAATAAGGACTAAGGCAAAGCAAAAAGAAGCGAGATTAAAAAAAGACGGTTACGATAAAAACGAATGGCGTGGATAATATAGACAGATCAATAGCAAAGCTAATAATAGCAGACGCAGAACATACTGACAAAGAAGGATATGTAAATAATGTATTATTTGATTACATAGAAGAACTTGCACAACAGTATGCTTTGTATACTTTTAGAATGTATAGAGATATTAATATACCTGTTTCAGAAATGATGACTTTTAAACAATGGTATTTAGAACGTGAAAGATATGGTAAGGAGTGATAAACAGAATAGGTATTATTGGAAATGTATTGTCTTGCCTTTGGGGTTAGAGTTGGGTTATCATAAATACGAAATGCACGAAGTTTTGAAGCATACCTTCATAGCAGATAAAAGCAAAGAACTAGACACAAAAGATTTTCAAAGATATTGCGAAGAAATAAGGATATGGGCTTTAACAGAACTAGGTATAAGATTAATGTTACCAAATGAATATAAATAATTTCTATTATATAATATAGAATTGATTAATCAATCTTTTTCAATTATGGATAAACGAATAAATAACGGTGGTGCTAGAAAAGGTGCAGGACGTAAAAGCAAATCAGAAGAACAAAAACTAATAGAAAATCTAACGCCTATGAACGAAAAGGCACTAAAGTCTTTAGAAGAAGGATTAGACAAAAAAGAACAATGGGCGGTTAAATTATTCTTTGAATATTTTTATGGTAAACCACAACAAAGAGTAGACGTTACAACAAATGACGAAAATATTAATATGCCTTTAATAAACTTTGTAGATTCTGAAACTGAACAATAAATATCAAGCGTTATTTTCAAGCGAGTGTAGATACTTTATAATAACAGGGGGTCGTGGTTCAGGAAAATCTTTTGCAGTAACAGTATTTCTGACCTTACTAACTATGTCTGAAAATATACGTATACTATTTACAAGATATACTATGGTATCAGCACACCTATCAATAATACCTGAGTTCTTGGAGAAAATAAGTCTATTAGGTTTTGAAAATATATTTAGTATAAACAAAGCAGAGGTAGTAAACTTAGGAAATAAAAGCGACATACTATTTCGTGGTATAAAGACTTCAGCAGGTAACCAAACTGCTAGTCTAAAATCTTTACAGGGAATATCTACTTGGGTACTAGACGAAGCAGAAGAACTTATAGACGAAGACATATTTGATACTATTGATTTGAGTATTAGAGAAAAAGATATACAAAACAGGATCATACTTATATTGAACCCTGTAACCAAAGAACACTGGATATATAATAGGTTCTTTCAAAACAAAGGTGTACAAGCAGGTTTTAACGGTATTAAAGACAACGTATGTTATATACATACTACATACTTAGACAATAAAGAAAACCTATCTACAAGTTTCTTAGAACGTATAGAATCTATAAAGAATATTAACTTTAAAAAATACACGCACAAAATATTAGGGGGTTGGTTAGACAAAGCAGAAGGTGTAGTATTTGATAATTGGTCTATTGGTGAATTTAACCCTGACAACCTACAGACAAGTTGCGGTATGGATTTTGGATTCAGCGTAGACCCTGACAGTCTAGTAGAAGTAGCAATAGATAAAAAGAAAAATAAGATATACTTAAAAGAACATATATATAAGAACGGTTTAAAATCACACGAACTAGCAAAACTAATATTAGAGAAAGTAAGCAATAAACTAATTATAGCAGATAGTGCAGAACCAAGACTTATAGAAGACCTAAAACATTTAGGGGTTAATATAAGACCTGTAAAAAAAGGCACAATAGAAAGTGGGGTTACACGTATGCAGGACTACGAACTTATTATTACACCTGATTGTGTAAATATAGCGAAAGAATTAAATAACTATGCTTATGCAGACAAAGGGTCTAAGTTATATGTAGACGATTATAACCACGCTATTGACGCAGTAAGATATAACGTAATATATCATTTAGACAACGTTAATTATGGTAAGTATTTCGTACAATAGAAAAGCCGTAACAAAGTACGGCTAGTCTATATAGGACACGCTGTTGATTCAGCTTTTACCCTAGCCTCCCAAGTATAATATACAAGTGGCTACCGAACCTATAAAGTATAAACAAGTATTAAGAAGTGTCAAATATAAAAATTTTAAACTAAATACAAACAAATTCTATTATATATTATGAAAGTTAAAATTAACAACAAAGGCAAAAGACAAAGTTATACTATACAAAATTGGAACGATATAACTTTAGACAAATGGCTAAGGTTAATTAAAAGAAAAGACAAGTCAGTTACAAAAGAAGTTATTGATACGTTAAAAGAAATGTCAGACATTCCTGAAAACGTATTTAAGAAACTATCATTAAAAGACGTTTCTGTTTTATTTGAAAGCATAAGAAACGAACAAATGAAGTCTGGAAGTAGATTCTTAAATAAGATTAAACTTGAGGGTGTTGAATACGGATTTATACCAAACTTAGAAGAACTAACTTTAGGCGAATATGCTGACATAGAAACATATTTAAAAAATGGAGTAGAGGATAATATGCACAATATAACTGCAGTATTATATAGACCTATAATTGAACAAGAAGGTGAAACGTATTCAATAGAAGCGTATGGTGATAGTGATTCTAGGGTACGTGCAGAAAAATTTAAGAAAATGAAAGCAAATCAAGTACAAGCGTCTTTGGTTTTTTTTTGGACTTTAGGAAGCGAATTATTGAAGACTTTGCAATTGTGTTTGGAGAAACGGACAATGCAGAGTATACTGAATACGACAAAAGCAGAATGGACTCAAGTCAGCAATTTGCAGAAAAGTGGGGTTGGTTCGGTGTAATGCACCGACTAGCAGACGGAAAAATTATTAATTTAGATAACATAACCAATTTAAACCTAAGAACTTGTTTGACTTGGTTAAGTTACGAAACAGATTTAAACGAAACAACAAAAGTAAATTATGGCGGAAAGCACTAGATATAAAAC